ATGGCAGACACAGTTTTGAAAAAGAAAGTAAAGAAGTTACGAGACACTAATGGGAATGTATAGAGAAGCAATAAAGAAAAAATATAAAGAGGTAGGAGATATGGTTAGGAAACAATCACAAGAGCAATCAGACCATAAGCAGACAATGGATATGGTAAACAATCCACCACATTATAATAAATCTGGTATAGAAACTATTGAAGCTATAAAAGCTATGACAGATGAAGGTTTTGAATATTATTTACAAGGTAATATAATGAAGTACCTTTGGAGATACAGATATAAAAATGGTGTTGAAGATTTAGAAAAAGCACAGTGGTATCTCAGTGAGTTAATAGATGAACTAAAAAATGATAAAAAAAGTATCGGTTAAAATAATTGCAAAAGTAGATGCACAAGAATTTATATTAGACATAGAAGAGTTGTCTGGTGTTTTAGAAGATGTTATCACGGATGTGATGCATGACATAAATGGTATAGAAACAAAAGATGTAACAGTGAGGATAATCAAATGAACAACGTAACATTACCAACTTATTATCAACAATTTATTCACAAATCTAGGTATGCTAGATGGATGGATGACGAGGGTCGTAGAGAAGAATGGCATGAAACTGTGTCTAGATATATAGATTTTATTTCTAAACATTTGAAAACAAAGCATAATTTTACTTTAAATGAAGATATAAAAGAAAATATTAAACAAGCTATTTTACATCAAGAAGTTATGCCTTCTATGAGAGCTATGATGACAGCAGGCAAAGCATTAGACAGAGATAATACTGCAGGATATAATTGTTCTTATCTACCGGTTGATGACCCAAAAGCATTTGATGAAGCTATGTATATTCTTATGTGTGGAACTGGTGTAGGGTTTTCTGTAGAAAGAAACTTTATAAGTAAACTACCAGAAGTGCCTGCATTGTTATTTGATACAGAAGAAACTATTATAGTAAAAGATAGCAAAGAGGGTTGGGCAAAAGCATTTCGTAAGTTACTAGCTTTATTATGGGCAGGAGAGATACCTAAATGGGACTTAAATCTTATTAGACCTGCAGGGGCTAAACTAAAAATATTCGGTGGTAGAGCATCTGGTCCAACACCTTTGGATAATTTATTTAGATTCACAGTTAAAATATTTAAAGATGCAAAAGGTAGAAGATTGTCTAGTTTAGAGTGCCATGATTTAATGTGTAAAGTTGGTGAAGTAGTTGTGTCCGGTGGTGTTAGACGTTCTGCTATGATTAGTTTATCTAACTTATCTGATGACAGAATGCGTCATGCTAAAACTGGAGAGTTTTACAAAACAGAGCCACAAAGACAAATGTCAAATAATTCAGTGGCTTATACTGAAAAGCCAGACCCTTATACATTTATGAGAGAGTGGCTTGCTCTTGCAGAGTCTGGAACTGGTGAGAGAGGTATGTTCTATAGAGGAGCTGCTAAAAACAAAGCTTTAGAAAATGGCAGAAGAAAAGCTGAATATGATTTTGGTACTAATCCTTGCAGTGAGATAATATTAAGACCTTATCAATTTTGTAATTTATCTGAAGTTATAGTTAGAGGTAATGATAATTTAGATACATTAAAAGCTAAAGTTCACACTGCTACTTTAATAGGTACGTTCCAATCTACTCTAACTCACTTCCCTTATTTACGCAAAGTGTGGCAAAATAATACTGAAGAAGAAAGATTATTAGGTGTATCTATGACGGGAATAATGGACAATGCTATAACTAATGGTAAAAGTGACAAACACGGACTAGAAGATGTCCTTAATCAACTTAGGCACATAGCCGTAGAGACTAATAAAGAGTATTCTAAATTATTAGGTATCCCTCAATCCACTGCTATTACGTGTGTAAAACCTTCGGGCACAGTATCACAACTAACTGATTCTGCTTCCGGCATTCACGCTAGACATAGTAAATATTACATAAGAACAGTTCGTGGAGATAAAAAAGACCCTCTCACAAAATTTATGATGGATAATAATATACCTTGGGAAACTGATGGATGGAGTAAAGAAAATGCCGTATTCAGTTTTCCTATAAAAGCACCAGATGACTGTATCACAAGAGATGATATGTCTGCTATAGAGCAATTAGAGTTTTGGAAAGTGTATGCCGAACACTGGTGTGAACACAAACCTTCTGTTACTATATCAGTAGCAAAAGATGAGTGGCTTAAAACGGGTAGTTGGATATATGATAACTTTGATATAGCTTCGGGATTATCTTTCTTACCTCGTAATGATATGGTGTATGAGCAAGCCCCATATCAAGATTGTTCACAAGATACATATAAAGAGTTTAGTAAAAAAATGCCAGAGTTCATAGATTGGACTAAACTAAAAGACTACGAGACAGAGGACAATACTGTTAGTAATCAAACATTAGCTTGCACTGCCGATAGTTGCGAAGTAGTTGACATAGGAAAGTAAATGTGGTATGGCTACTGTAGATAGATTTTTTAAACAAGGACAAAAAGATTTCTTTAGAACAAGTAAAACTAATGGCAGAGTACATGAGAGAACTAATCCTTACAATGAAAACTCATTTAGAGGTAAAGAATGGTTACGTGGATTTAACAATAGTTATTTCAAAAATTTGAGGAGGTACAAATGAGAGATATGTTATTAGCAGCAGCTAAATCCTACTACGTAGGACACATAAATAAGCACATAGCCAACGTAGAAGTCTATTTAAGAACTTCTGTTGGTATTGGAGAACATTCTGATATAATAGAAGCTATAGATAAAGAGATTGGAGAAATTGGTAAGTATGACGATAGATTAGCTATGATATTGAAATACTTTGATGCGAAAAAAGAAGAAAAGATTGAGAGTAAAAAGAAGTGAGACCCTCAGTAAAAGATAGGAAAAAATTTGACATTGACCTAAAGTGGGGGGAGGTCAGAGAAAGAGAAGTTGCCGATATGCTTCAAAATAAAAAAATTGAAGTTAAGTCTGAAAGAGATATGTGGCAACGGACAGGTAATATAGCAGTGGAGTATGAAAGTTATGGCAAAGCATCCGGAATCAAAGCAACAGAATCAGATTATTGGTTTCATAACCTATGTATTGGCAAAAAAACCTATGCAACACTTGTTTTTCGCACTGATGTTTTACGTAGTATTATTGACTCCCTTGATTATACTAAGTCAGTAAGTGGGGGAGACCACAATGCATCTAAGATGTATTTATTAAATATACAAAAGTTATTTTCATCAGACGTAATTAAAGCATTTAGAGAAAGGGAAAAAAATGATATCAACAATAGAAAAACCACTGAGCCCAGTGTGGAAAAATGCACAAAGATACAAGGCTAGATTCTTTGAATCAAAGTATCCTTTGTGTGGTACATATTTAGTATATGCTGTAGTAGGCAGAAAATGGGCAAGAGTTTCACAAGGAGACTTGGTGTTACCAGATAAGAGTAGTAGATATCAACTACCTAGATTTAGAATAAGCGTTAAGGAATGGGAAAGACTACCCGTTAAAGAAAAATGGCAGGGAAGAGATTAGAATTGACAACTCAAATGGATTTATTTGTTTCACCAACTATTAATGGTATAGCACTGACTGTCACACCCGATGGTGCTGATGCTATGTTTAACGAATATAAATGGAGAGAAGTGATTGATACTTTGATTGATGGTCACACTGTTACTGTATTGAAAAATAAAGATGTTCGTATCAGTTACGACAGTAGATTATTTTTGTTAAAGGTAGCAAACAGTTTAAGAATGCAAGCTGATTCTATAGAAAATAAAATAAAAGGAATGAATGTAATTAGGTAGACTCTAATGCCATAGGGTCTTCTTTTTCTTCTTCTTTTACTTCATTAAAACTTGGTATTGGGTTCATAGAAGAATATAATTTAACTTCGTAATTATTTAATTTCTCAAGTAATTCTAACTTTTCTTTTTTAGTATTACCTAAATTTACTTCTATAAAAGTCATTGGACTATTTGGCTTACCATCTTTAACTATTTTATAATTAAACCCCAACTTTTCTAAAGTTTTCATTTTATTTTTATCATACTGGTCTTTTAATCTAGCGTAACGAACCTCTCCCTTTTCGTTTTTAGCTCCTAATATTCCTTTAGTTAGAGCTTCTTCTGTTGGCATACCATACTTTTGATAAAATAAATTTGCTTCTACTTTTGGAAGAAAACTCATAGGGTCGATTGTATTAGGGAGCATAAGATATGAATCTATTATTTTTTCTTTAATTGCTGTTATCCATACAGAGTTAGGGATTTCTTTAGATATCTTTCCTGCCTCTGCTATTTTTCTTATTATTCCTGCTACTTTTCCTTCTTTTTCTTGCATAACTAATTTATTAGTATTATCAGAAAATAATACTTTTGTTAAATTTTCGTCATCCTTAAGTAATTTTTGTAAACTACTGTTTACATTACTTTTCTGAACTTGCCCTGATGTTAAAGTATTTTTTTTGACCACATCATCTATTACACTTTTTTCCAAAAGTCCCATACGAGATATGAGGTAAGGGTCTTGTAAGTAAAATACCCCTTCTAAAAATATTCTATTTAATTCTTTTTGAGGCATATCCTTTAATAAATTACTTATTTTTTTATCAAGGTCATACTTTTTATTTAACCTCATGTAACCTTTAACAGCAGCAGAAGGGTCATCAATTCCTTTTAAAGTGTAAAAACCTCTTTCTGTAACAATAGTAGCAGCATGACTACTTGCTTTTTGTTGTAGTTCTCTTATATACCCTTCATCTGTTTGAGTATTTAAAATTTTAAATAACGCAGAGTCACTTGCATCAGCATTTTCTAATGGAGACATATAATATGTATCTAAATCTTCTGGTCTACCTTTAAAATTTATCCAACCCGATAGCTTAGATTGAGTATTAAAAGTATTAAATTGTGCCTTATCAAAGCCTCCTTCTATAGCTTTTTTTAAATTAAATAAAGTTGTCATTTCTACCAACTGGTCTGGTTTATTTATAAAATTTGCAAAAGCTTTACTAGCCAAACTTAAACCTTCCCTGTTTGGGGGCTTAGGAGTAGACCCTTTAAATTTTATACTTTCCATTGTACTCATCATATCTTCTGGGTCTGTAAATTGACTTGGTTTAAATGTATCATATTGCTCTTCTGCAAAACGTATTATTGTTTTACCAGAGCCCCAATTTTTTTCTGCTGTTTGTATTTTATCACGTAATTCATCAAAAGCTGTTAAATCTCCGGGAGTTGTCATTGTTTGCCTTGTTCTATCTCGTCTGGCTTGTTTATATAAATTAAGTAACTCTTCTCCTCCTAAATCTTTATGTTTGATTAAATTTATCATAGCATCAGATACCTCATCCTCAAGTATAAGTCTGCCTGCTTCTTCTTCTATATCAATAACTCCTTGTTTATTATCTAACACAGATTTTTGAGCTTCTATTTTTGCTAATTTAGCATTTATATTAAATATTTCATTGTGTGATAAAGGATTTGAAAAGTAAATTTTTTCTTCCATTATCGGATGAAGTCCCAATGAACTAGACATAGGTTCTCCTCCTTGTTGTATGGAACGAGGAGTAATTGCTTGATTTATGTTAGGTTCTAAACTATTTTGTATGGCTGCCCTTGTATAATTATGTATATAATTTTCTATGTATCTAAAGTTTGTCATTCTTTGTAGATTATCATTTTTAAAAATATCAAGAATATCTTGAAAAGAATAAAAGTCATTTTCTTTTAGTTCTGCATATTGTTTTCTTATGTCATCTCCGATGTTTAAATCCGTTTTTATTATCTTTGGATTCAGAACACTATCGTATTTAGGTATTCTTAATGACTCAATTAAAACACGTAACTTTTGTAAACTTATTCTAAAATTTAAAAGTGTTTTAAAATCCGTTTCGAATGTATATGCATTCTTCTGCAAAAATTCTATATCTGATGCTGAATCTCCAGTAGGGTAAGTTCTTATGAGATTTTTGTCTTCTACTCCGTAGTTATTTAATGCAGTGTCTTTAGGTTCATCAAAAGTATATGTTGTTTTACCTAAACTGTCAGGAATAACTACGTTTTTACTTGGGTCAAGCATATTTGTTTTTTTATAAAATTCAACATCACTTCTGTATCTTCTCAAAGGTGAAAAAACATGACCCCCTCTTACCATAGTGTACCTAAGATTTTTGCCTCTTGTGTACCCTGATAGCAACATCATTTCATCCTTTAAACTGGGCTGAACATCATTATCTCCTAGTTCTCGTATTTCCAATGAACGAGAATGTCCATATATAGGTTCAAATCTTTCTTCACCAGTCGTTCCTTTCATTTCTAAAATTTGAGGGTGCTTGTATTGGGCAATGCCTTTGCCATATGGACTATCTACATCTTTTGCTTTGTATCCAATACTTTTCTCACTATTTGTTATTCTAAAAGAATTTGTTAAATTTTGCACACCCTTGGCATTATGTCCAAAACCCTCAGAATATTTACTCATGTAAGCTGCTACGTTTGCTTGTGTTATATCTGCCGGTCCAGTTTGCCCTATATCTAACTTGGATAATTCTTCTTTTACGCCTAGGTCATCTACCTTTATAAAATTATCTGGTTGATTTTTGCTTATCATGTAAGATAATAGCTGTTGATTACCTACCATTCCTCCTTCTTCATTTGCTCTAGGAGGACCTAATAATATTATTTCTCTTTCTTCTGCACCACCAACAAATTTAACATCACTAATATCTATTCTGTCATAAGTTATTATACGTTTATCTTTAGGTGTTATAATTAATCCAGCACCTTCTCCACCTTCTACATAATTTTCTACTCTCTCAACATTGATTTTTCCAGAGGGAAAAGCTTTTTTTAAGTTAGCTTGTAAAACTTCGTTATACATATCATAATTAGGAGAGTTAAAAGCTTGTAATAAAGCGTTCCTGTCATTACGAATCATATATTCGTTTAAATTAGCACCGATATCTTCATATTCTAGTAAAGCTCCCTCATCTCCCATATTTATAAATAATCTATCTCTTTGAAAATTCGTTCGATTATCTATAGTTTTAGCAACCTTATCTGTCTGTGGTAATTTATTTACATCTATATTTTTTGATTTTATAAATTCATCTATAAACTCTGCACCTTGTTTTGTGCTCATCTTCTTAGCTTTAGCTATAACTTTTTGAGTTAAAATTTCATCACCAAAACTAGCTAGTCCTCTCAGGTTAAATCCTGATGCAATAGACCCTCCGGGTGCTCCTACAGTTATTTCTGCAGCAGGCATCATTGAAAGCAAAGAACCTTTTGTGTATCTAACTTTTTGAATTTCATCAGTAAACGGGCTAACAGATTTTAAATAATCTAAATACTCAATAGGACCTACTAATGTTTTAGGGTCAGTTTTTTTATCAACTGGTGTAGCAGGACCTTCCCCCATACCTACGGGTTCTATAAAACCTTTTGTAATATTGTTAGCTTGATTTATCACATTTCTGGGGCTCATCAAAGATAAATATCCGGGAGCTTTACCTGTTTTTTTAGCAATCTTCTTTTGTTCTTCTATTCTTATTGCTTGATTTATAAGTTGGTCTTTTATAGCTTCAAGACTAGATTTTGTTGCTAAACCTGTTAATGTCTTTGGTTCACCATATTGCGTAAAGAATGGATTGGCTATATCTGTTAAAGTTGAACTTACTAAACCTTTAGGAGCATCTTTCTGTCTTTTTAAAAATGCTTCTATATCTTTTTTATTTATTTCTAAGTCTTCTAAAGTAAAAGGACCCTCAGTAGGGTCCACGTACTCTATTTCTGCATCTAGTTGTTCAACTAAACCTTTATTAATATATTCTTCAGTCATTACTGTAACGCTTTATTAGTTTGCATATCTAAGCTATCTAAGTATTTTTTTAGTCCGGGGTCTACAAGTTCTTCAGTCTGTTGTGCCTCTCCACTACGAACACCCGTTGCATCCATAGCAAGTCCCATGACCATATTACCTATAGAGCCTGCACCAAAAAAATATTGTTTTAATTTACTTGCAGGAGTTTGTGGTTTGCCTAAACCTGTCATAGCATCAGAAAATTGTTTACTAGCAAATAATTTAGCTATTCTAGCTTGGGCACTTAATCTAGCCATACCTGATACAAATTTCTTTGGGTCCACTGTAAACATATTACCTATTATCTGTGCACCTGCTAAAGCAGAACCGGCATCTGCACCAGAAGTTTTTATGACTGCTACATAATTTTGAATACCCTCAAATATTTCTTTATCTTTGGATGTTAATATTCTACCATCAAACATATTAGCTGTATTAAATCTAGTTAAAATTTTATCTAAGGCAGTAGCATCTATAATCATATCTCCTACTTGAGAATACGCACTGTTTTCATTGACTTTTTTGAAAACGCCACTTTGAGTAGAAAATATAAAGTCTATGAAACCTGCACGTATGTTTTCTTTAGCAGTCTTTTGTTGTCCTTTTGGTAATCTGGATAATATATTTATTATAGCATCTACATCTTGTGTTAAACCTAAATCATCTGACTTACTAACAACGCTATCAAATACTGTTTTTAATTCTGTATTTTTTATTCTGTTACCTAATGCAAATTTTTCTGGCAAATCTCTAGATTCCATTTTTGCTATTGCATCAATATCTTTTAATAATTCTTTTTTTATTTTAGGAGTTATACCTAAATTTGTTAGTTCTCTAGTTGTAAATGACTCAATATATTTTTTAACATCCACTGCTGTTTGTATCTTTGTTACTCCAACTGTTCCTGCCCCAGATAATTTATTACTGAGTACATCTGCAAAAGCTCTTTGTAATAGATTAAGAGGTCCAGATACGTTAGCTTTATCTTTTAAATTTTTAGTTATGTAGTCTTCTTGAAAAGCTATATTAGATAATGTTACATTAGCTCTCTCTTGTATGCCGGATGCTGAAGGACTTATTCCTAATTTAGTTAAAATACTTGTAGGTTCGTCACCGGTTTTAGCTGCTATTCTAGCCTCAGTTTGAACAGTAGTGCCCATCTTTTCAAATGTTTCACCATAAAATTTATTGGCTGTTGATATTTCTTTTGTTACATCTATTGCATCACTTGGCTTACCTATAGTATCTAGTATAGTTCTTCGCAAGTTTTGTGTAAAAGAAGCTAATTCCGGATTGGGAGTTTTACCTACATCCCTAGCAAAAGAACCCCTTGACATTTGACCGAGTAATACAGCATAATTATGTAATAATTTAGCAGGAGTATCAATAACTATATTGTTGCCCTCAAGATATTTTGCATACTCTGGATGACTTTTCTTGAGTCTATCCACAGCTTTTTTTATACCTGCACTAGTTAAAACACGATTACCTTTACTTGTAACTCCTAACGCTATTAAATCTTGAACTATTGAATCAACTTTTGGTTGACCTGTAACAACTGGGACATTACCTGCTTCTATTTTTTTAGTGCCTACACCTTGCTTACTTACAGGGACTGTATCCTTTGCTTCTCTTCTAACTATTAAATTACGTATTGCTTCTAAGTTATAAGAGCTATTACCTACTTTATCAAATACAGCTTTGTATAAACCTCTGGACTCATCCATTCTTAAATTAAAAAACAAATCTTCTAAATCATTTAGTTTTGCACCTAATCCTTCATAATCTATTACAGTTTTGCCACTTCTTAAATTTTGTAGCATTTTACTCATGCTAGACATAGCTTGTCTAAACTCATTAAAGTTACCAGTTCCTATTTTACCTGTGTATTCTTTTAAATAATTCACGGCACTCTGCATCTGTGCACGTAATACTTTAGGTATAATAACAGTCT